ACTTCGTGCCGTGCCCGCATTGCGGCGCGATGCAGTGGCTGAAGTTCGACCGGCTGCGCTGGCAGAAGGGGCGGCCGGAAACGGCGGAGTATCATTGCGAGAGCTGCGACGCGGTAATCGCGGAACACCACAAGACGGCGATGCTGGAGGGGGGCGAATGGCGGGCGACCGCCACGGCCGCCGATCCGACCACGGTCGGGTATCACCTCTCGGCGCTCTATTCGCCGATCGGCTGGCTGAGCTGGTCCCGCATTGCCCGTGGCTGGGAGGCGGCCCAAGGGTCGGACGAGGCGATCAAGGCCTTCCGCAACACGATCCTTGGCGAGACATGGGTCGAAAGCGGCGAAGCGCCCGACTGGCAGCGGCTCTACGACCGCCGCGAGGCGTGGAAGCCGGGTACCGTTCCTGCGGGCGGGTTGTTCCTGACCGCTGGGGCGGACGTGCAAAAGGACCGGATCGAGGTCGATATCTGGGCCTGGGGCCGCGGGCTTGAGTCCTGGCTCGTCGATCATGTCGTCATAGAAGGCGGGCCGGACCGGCATGACGCGTGGTCGGAGCTGACCGCGCTGCTGGATCGAAGCTGGCCGCATGAGCGTGGCGCGCATCTCAGGATCGCGCGGCTCGCGATCGACACCGGCTACGAGGCCCCGGCGGTCTATTCCTGGTCGCGCAATGCCGGTTTTGCACAGGTGTCGCCGGTGAAAGGCGTAGAGGGGTTCAACCGCTCGAGCCCGGTCTCGGGTCCGACCTTCGTCGACGCGACCGAGGGCGGGAAACGCCTGCGGCGCGGGGCACGGCTCTGGACCGTGGCGGTGTCGACATTCAAGGCCGAGACCTATCGCTTCCTGCGGCTGGAGCGACCAACGACCGAGGAACGCGCCGGGGGTGCGGCTTTCCCGCCGGGCACGATCCATCTGCCGACATGGGTGGAAAGCGAATGGCTGAAGCAGGTCGTGGCTGAACAGTTGGTGACGGTCCGCACCAAGCGCGGCTTCGCCAAGCTCGAATGGCAGAAGCTACGCGAGAGGAACGAGGCGCTGGATTGCCGGGTATATGCCCGCGCGGCGGCCTGGATCGCAGGTGCGGACCGCTGGCCCGACGAGAAATGGCGCGACCTCGAGGATCAGCTCGGGGCGGCATCAACGGAAATCGATGGTGCGGGGCGGGTCAATCGGCCGCAAGCCGCACCCCAGGGAAGACGGCAGTCGGACTGGCTTGGCCGACGCGGAGGATGGTTTTGACATGGCAGACTGGACGGAAACCGAACTCGCAGCCCTGCGCCGGGCCTATGCCAGCGGCACGACCCGGGTCAGCTATGACGGCAAGTCAGTGGACTACGGTTCGGCCGAGGATCTGCTCGCCCGCATCCGCACCATTGAGCGCGCCATCGCCGGGACAACCCGACCGCTGCCGGTGGCCGGGCTTGCGCGCTTCTCGCGCGGGGATCGGTGATGTCGGCGACCTGGTTCGACCACGCCATCGCCACGGTGGCGCCGCGCATGGCGGCCCGCCTCGTGATGGCGCGTCAGGCCTTCGAGACCCTGACGCGGGGATATGACGGGGCGGCGCGTGGGCGGCGCACCGAGGGATGGCACGCGCCCGGATCCTCGGCCGACACCGAGATCGGTGTTGCCGGGGCGCTGTTGCGCGACCGGATGCGGGATCTGGTACGCAACAACCCGCATGCAGCCAAGGCCGTGGCGGTGCTGGTCAACAACATCATCGGCGCGGGCATCATGCCGCGCGCCGCCAGCGGCGACGACAAGCTGGACCGCACGGTCGACACGCTGTTCACCCGATGGACGGCGGAGTGCGATGCCGACGGCCAGCTCGACTTCTACGGGCTGCAGACGCTGATCTGCCGCGAAATGGTCGAGGCGGGCGAGGTGCTGGTGCGCCGACGTCTGCGGCGGGCAAGCGATGGTCTGGCTGTGCCGCTGCAGTTGCAGGTGCTCGAGGCCGACTTCCTCGACGCCACGAAATCCGGCGCCCTCGGCGCGGGGCGGCTGGTGCAGGGGATCGAGTTCGACGCGGTCGGCAAGCGCCGTGCCTACTGGCTGCACCCAGAACACCCCGGCGATGCGCATGGTGCGTTGCGTGGGTTCGACAGCCGCTCGGTCCCCGCGACCGAAATCGCCCATGTCTATGAAAAGCAGCGCACGCAGGCGCGCGGGGTCCCCTGGGGTGCGCCGGTGATCCGGTCCTTGCGCGATCTCGACGACTATGAGGTGGCGGAGCTGGTTCGCAAGAAGACCGAGGCCTGCGTCACCGCCATCGTGTTCGGCGACGACGAGTCCCAGCAGGGCATCGCGCCAGCCGTGGTCGATGCCGATGGCAACCGGGTCGAGCAGTTCGAGCCAGGGCTGATCGCCTATGCCCGCGGCGGCAAGGACATTCGATTCAACCAGCCGTCCGCCACCGGCGGCTATGGCGAATACAAAAGGGCGAGCCTGCACACGATCTCGGCGGGGTTCCGGGTGCCCTACGAGCTGCTGACCGGGGATCTGTCCCAGGTCAACTATTCCTCGATCCGGGCGGGTCTCGTCGAGTTCCGCCGCATGATTGACGCGGTCCAGTGGCAACTGTTCATCCCGATGCTCTGCGCCCCGGTCTGGCGCTGGTTCACCGAGGCTGCATGGGCGGCAGGCCAGATCCCCACGCCGGACGTGCCGGTCGAATGGTCGCCGCCGAAGTTCGATGCCGTCGATCCCTACAAGGACGCGATGGCCGACCAGCTGGCGATCCGGACCGGCACCATGACGCTTGCGCAGGCAATTGCCCGGCAGGGCCACAACCCGGACGCGGTGCTGGCCGAGATCGCCGCGACCAACGCCAAGCTAGATGGCCTCGGCCTCGTGCTCGACAGCGATCCGCGCCGCGTCACCAAGACCGGCAGCGCCCAGGCGGGCGACCCGACCGCAGAGCCGACCAGCGAACCGGCCGCCGCCGCATCCGAACCAGAGAAGGAATAGGGCCATGCCCGAGACCATGATGGCGGCCCCGGCTGCCCTGCCGATGCAGCTGCGGCGCGCGCCCATCCTGCCTACGACCGTCGATGCAACGGCCCGTTCCATCGACGTGGTCTTCACCACAGGTGCTGCCGTCCGGCGGCGGCGCTGGACCGGCTGGGACACCTCGGTGCCCTTCGACGAGATCCTCGAGGTCAGCGACAGGGCGGTGGACCTGACGCGCCTCAATGCCGGGGCCCCGGCGCTCGACAGCCATTCGGTCTGGTCCTCGCATTCGCAGGTCGGTGTGGTCGAACGCGCGTGGATCGAGGGCAAGGAAGGCAAGGCCACCATCCGCTTTCCGCGCGAGGGGCTGGACCAGGCGGCCGACCGCATGTTCGGACTGATCAGCGACGGCATCATCCGCAACGTCTCGGTCGGCTATTCCATCGAGCGGGTGAAGGTGGTCGAGCCCGCCTCGAAGGGCGAGGTCGAGCAGCGCATCGTCGAACGCTGGACCCCGCTCGAGGTCAGCTTCGTGACCGTCCCCGCGGATCCCCGCGCGCAGGTCCGCGCGGCCGACCAGGCCAGCTATCCCGTCGAGATCGTCGACACCCGCATGCAAAAGGAGGCATCCATGCCTGAGAGCACGACCACCGTGGCCGGGGATGTCCCCGCCAGCACCGAGACCCGCCAGCAGCCCGTCGCGGCCCCGACACAGCTTGAGCCGACCGCATCGCGCAAGCCGGAACCGGCCGCCGCGCCCGATGCTGAGGCCATCGCCACCCGCGCCCGCGAGGCCGAACGCGACCGGGTGTCCACGATCTACGATCTGACTGGGCGGCTGAACCTCAAACGCAGCTTCGCAGAGGACCTGGTCAAGCGCGGCGTCAGCGTCGACGAATCCCGCCGCCTGATCCTAGACCAGGTCGCCGCAAAGTCCGACGAGACCCGGACCTTTCCGCACGTCTCCGTCCCCCTCGGCGGCCGGGACGAGCGGATCACCCGCCGCGAAGCCGTGGCGAACGCGCTCCTGCACCGCTACAGCCCGACGCTCTTTCCGCTCGAGGACGCCGCCCGCCAGTATCGCGGCATGACCCTGCTGGAACTGGCCCGCGAAAGCCTCGGCAATGCCGGGGTCAACACCCGCGGTCTGTCGCGCGACGAGGTGGCAACGCGGGCGCTGCACTCGACCTCCGACTTCCCCGAGATCCTGTCAGCCGTCACCAACAAGACGCTGCGGCAGGCCTATGACGCCTATCCCCGGACCTTCGCACTCTTCTGCCGCCAGGTGCTGGCGACCGACTTCAAGTCCATGCACCGCGTCCAGCTGGGCGAGGCGCCGCAGCTGCTGGAAGTGGGGGAAAGCGGTGAGTTCAAGCGCGGCACGCTCGGCGAGAGCAAGGAAAGCTACCGGGTCAAGACCTATGGCCGAGTCGTCGCGATCACCCGGCAGGTGCTGATCAACGACGATCTCGACGCCTTCACCCGGATCCCGGCGATGTACGGCAACTCCATCGCGCAGCTGGAAAGCGATGTGGTCTGGGGCATCATCACCTCGAACCCGGCCATGGCGGATGGCAACGCGCTGTTCCACACCACGCACAAGAACCTCGCCGCAACGGGCGCCGCGCTGGACGTGGCCAGTGTCGGGGCGGCCCGCGCGGCGATGGCGCTGCAGACTGGCCTCGACAAGAAGACGGTGCTGAACATCCGCCCCGCTTTCCTGATCGTCCCGGCGGCCCTCGAACTGAAGGCCGAGCAACTGGTCGCCCAGAACCTCGTGCCTGCCGACAGCGCCAAGGTCGTGCCGCAGTCGATCCGCACCCTCTCGCCGATCAGCGAGCCCCGCCTCGATGCGGCAAGCGCCACCTCCTGGTATTTGGCGGCCTCGCCCAACCAGATCGACACCATCGAATACGCCTATCTGGAAGGCCAGCAGGGCGCCTATATCGAGACCCGCAACGGCTTCGACGTCGATGGGGTGGAGATCAAGTGCCGTCTCGACTTCGGCGCCAAGGCCATCGACTGGCGCGGCCTCTACAAGAACCCGGGTGCGTAACCCGCACCCCATGTCGAACCCTGACACACGGGCGGTCCTCACGGGCCGCCCTTCGTCTTTCCACGAGGATCACCCCCATGAAAAACTACGTCCAGCCCGGCAACACCGTCACCCTGACCGCGCCCTATGCCGTCGCCTCCGGCGATGGCCTGCTCGTCGG